GCCACGGACAAGACCCGGAAGGGTACGACCAAGGAGCCTCAGTCAAGCACCCTCGCGGCGCGTGTGGCACTCGATCTTATGGAAAACGAATAGGAGACAAATGGACACTCTCAAAGAGAAACTGATGGTCGCGCTGAAGGCAGCGCGAGACATCTGCGATGCGGTGGATCAAGCCAAGCGCGACTTCAACGCCGAAGAGCGCCAGAAGGTGACCGGCTACCTGGAAGAGGCCGGGAAACTGAAGGCCGCGATCAAGCTGGCTGAGGGCGATGCGGCGCTCAAGGCCGCCATCCTCGACCTGGGCGCTGGCGTCAGCCTGAACGATGCGCCCGCCGCGAAGCAGGACCCGGTTCGTCCTGGCCGGGGCAAGAGCATCGGCGAACAGTTCGTGGCAGCGCCGCAGTTCAAGGAGTGGCTGAGCCGCATCGCCCCCTCCGGGCAGATCCCCGACCAGGCGAAGGGGCTGATCTCCCCGCCGGTGGAGTTCAAGGACCTCATCACCGGAGTGAACGACCTCAGCGCCGGCGCGTTCGTGAATCCCGACTATACCGGGATCTATGAGCCGCTGGGGCGCAGGCCCTTGACGGTGATGGATCTGGTCAACCGACGCACCACGACCTCCGACCTGGTGGAGTTCGTGCGCCAGACCAAGCAGGTCACCGAATCCGCGCCGACGCCGGAAGCGAACGTCAAGGTCTACACCGGAGCGACCGGCGAGATCGAGGGCCTGAAACCGCAGGGCGCGACCTACTTCGAGAAAGTCTGGGAGGCAGTCAAGACCATCGCCGTCTGGATCGCCGCGACCAAGCGCGCTCTCTCTGACGCCGCGCAGATCCGGGGCATCATTGACAACGAGTTGCGCGACGATCTGGCTGAGAAGCTGGAGGACCAGGTTCTCGCGGGCGATGGCATCGGTGAGAACTTCACCGGCATCACCAACTACCCCGGCGTGATGGGCCAGGGCTTTATCGGCACTGCGCTGGCCACGACCCGCCGGGCCGTGACCAACATCCAGGTGTTCGGCCTGGCCACTCCCACGGCGTGGGTATTCAACCCCACGGACTGGGAGGCCATCGAGACCGCTCAAGACCTGGTGAACGGGTACTACGGCGGCGGACCTTTCGGCAATGTGATCCCCCGGCTGTGGGGCTACCCGGTGGTGCAATGCGCCGGCTGGGCCGCTGGCCGGGCGATCCTGGCCGACTGGCGCAAGGTGGTTGTGTGGGACCGCGAGCGGGCGAGCATCCAGGTGAGCGATAGCCACGCAGATTTCTTCGTGAGAAATATCGTGGCTTTCCTGGCTGAACTCCGGGCGGCCTTCGGGATCATCCGACCCCAGGCCGTGTGGCTGGTCGATCTGCTCTAGCAAAGGAGTTGTGCTGTGGGGCCTCGAGTTCACGTGATCTGCCAGAACATCATGGACGATAGGATCTTGCCACGGATGGCACACTATCTGCGCGATGTTCTGGGCTGGTCCGTGAGCTCGGGGCCTAACGAGAAAGCGCAAGCCGTGTACCTGCTGGCCTATTTCGAGGGCGAACGCTTCCGTAACGTGTGGTTCAAGGTTCCCGTAGCGGCCTACTTCACCCACCGTGAGGAGGACGGTGGTGGCAAGGCCAAGTGTTTTGATGAGATGGCAGGGAAGGTGAACATGCGCATCGCCACCTGCCAACTGTACGCCGGGGCGCTGACTGCGCATGGGCTGACTGCGCAATGCGCTGCCCCCCTGGATACCAAGATGTTCAGCATCTCGCCCCGGCGCAATGGCGGCCGGCCTATGGTGGGTTTCTCTGGCTATACCTATAGCAACCATCGCAAGGGCGAGGATCTGGTGCGCGGCCTGCTGAAAGCGCCCATCGCCGGGCGAGTAACCTGGCAAGCCTGCGGGCGGGGGTGGCCGGTGCCGACGCAGCGGCTGCCTTGGGCGATGATGCCCCGCTTCTATCAGTCGTTGGACGTGCTGGTCGTGCCGAGCCGCGTGGAGGGCATCCCCATGCCGCCGCTAGAAGCCCTCAGTTGCGGCGTTCGCATCGTAATCCCTCAGAACGTGGGCATTCTCGATGAACTGGGGGATTGTACGGGAGTTTATCGCTATCCGAAAGGGGATCTGAAGGGATTGGTCAAGGCCGTGGAACATGCCGCGTTCCCAGCCAAGCCCGTCAATCGTGAGGCGCTGCGGGCGGTGACCGCGCCGTATTCGGTGGAGGCGTGGTGCCGGGACAACGAACGAGCCGTGGCCAAGATGTTGGAAGGAGGAAAGGGATGATCGTCACAAGACATAAGATGAGCGGAGTCGAGTTGCTGAACTTGCTGCCCTGGGTCCCAGGCAATGCGCGCCGCGTGGTGATCGATATTCCAGTGGGTGACATGGTGATGATCTATGTCGAGCAGTATGCCGACCTGGAGGAGGTCACCGTCAACGCTCTGGCGGGCCTGACAGGCGGCGAGGTGGTGACGGTCTCACCCAAGGCTGCCGAGGCGCAACCGACGCGAAAAGCGCCGGACACCTCCAGCAAGACGGACAGGGTGAAATGAGGGGCATTTACTGCGTGGCATTCGGTGAGCCTTCCAGGAAATGCGCCGTCAGGTTGATGACCTCGGCTAAGAAGCATATGCCCGATATCCCCATCTGCCTCTGTGCGGCAACGAAGATCGGGCCAGAGGATCACCTGGTCATCCAACCAGACTCTGACATCGGCGGGCGGCGGGCCAAACTGAAGGCTTACGAGTTGTCTCCCGCTGAATGGGATGCGGTGCTCTACCTGGATGCGGACACGGAGGTCGTAGCGCCGATCTACTATTTCTGGCAGCTGATAGAGGATGGCTTCGAGTTCGTGATCACCAAGGACCCGCACCTGTTGGACACCCTACACGCTTTTGAGCGCAAGAACAACAAGCGCGAGTTGGCGGGGCTGCAAGAGGAGATTTCAACCTTGCATACCCTCCAATGGAATGGCGGCGTATGGGCCTTCGGACGCAACGAGCGCATCCGCAAGTTCTTTGTGCGATGGCAGTTGGAATGGGAGCGATTCGCCCAGCGCGATCAGGGGGCGTTGATCAGGGCAATGCACACCGATCCGCTCAAGATATGGCTCTTGGGTTCGGAATGGAACACTTTCAACAAGTACACGGCGGGCATCACCACAGCAGGGCTACGGCACTATCCGGGCGATGCCCGGCGGTGGAGCGGGATGGTGCAGGGCCGGATCGACAGTCCGGAGGCGTGGCGGATGGTTAAATTGCATGAGGAGAGGCGGCGGCCATGATCACGGACATCGTGCTCTGCACCCGCAACCGCCTGCCCCTGTTGAAGCGCACACTGGACTATCTGTTCGAGCGTACGACATCGCCCTATCGTTTGCATGTCATAGATGACGCCTCTACCGAAGGCAACCGTGAGTATCTACGGGGCTTGTATATCGAGGGGAAACTGGCGGGCCTGGTACTGCGATCCAAGAGCGAGCACATGGGCGCAAACTGGAACCTCGCCCCGTGGCTCGCGCAATCAGATGTGATGGTCTGGAGCGACGACGATGTTCTGTGCCCCAAACTCGATCCTGACTGGCTGAGCCGTGGCCTGGCGGCGATGGTGCAGTATCCCAAACAGGGATTGCTGACGCTGCACTGCCCGGCTACAGCGGAGTTCTCGGATGATCTTCCCAGACCGATAGTGATCACAGATCGAGTCGGGGGGCAACTCATGTTCATCCGCCGCGATCTGATGCGCAGCATCGTCATCCCGCCTGTCGGCGGCATGTTGGGAAAGTTCACGGTCTACCCCGACAGCCGGAAGTTGCACTGGGCTTGGAGTGCTGCCGCCATGTCGAAAGGATATGTTGTGGGCTTCCTGACGGATGTGTATTGCCAGCACATCGGCGCACACTCGGAGCGCCGCGGTCAGGATCTGAATTGGTGGGGGCCGGAATCGATCAACGCGGACACACTGGAGGTACGGTGAACAATCAGGTAGCAATGGATGATCATTGACATCGTGATCGGCACCCACAATCGGAGGGACATGCTCAAGCGCACTATCGAGTGCATCCAGGAGCGCACGAAGACGCGCTATTGTCTGAGCATCATCGATGATGCCAGCACGGATGGCACTGCCGATTACGTCAGATCGTTGGGACTGCGCCTTTACAGCCGCGAGGCTCAGGCAGGTATGTATCAGAACCTGATCGATGTGGCTAAGGTATCCCGGTCAGACCCGGTGATCTATACCGACGATGACGCATTGTGCCCACTCCTTGATCCTGATTGGTTGCGCCGATTGCTCGATGCGATGGCCAAGAGACCGAAGTTGTTGATGCTGGGTCTGAATAACCCCAGCGATAATATCACTGGCTCGCGCAAGCCCTTCGCCGATGATGGAGAGGTTATCGGTTCGCTCTATGTGAGCGGCCACTTCCTGGCGATGCGCCGCAGTCTGGTATTGGTCTCTGGCGGCCTATTCACGAAGCAGAAGGACCGCCGTTCGCCGAATAAGACGCAGGCGCAGCATGTACGGAAGAACGGTGGGTATGTCGGCTATCTGAAGGATGTATATACCTGGCATTTCTGCCCACAGTCCATTCGCAGACCAAACAAGAACTGGGACAAGATCATGGTGGAGCCGATCAACATGGAGACGCTGGAGCCGCCGGATGAGTATCGTCAGTGGGTGACCAAATGACGGACGGCCACATGGGGTATGGGGCAGGGCAATCGAGCATGGGCCTGGTATTGCGGGCCTCTGACGGGACCGCAACCCTGCGCGCGAAAAAGGCCGACCTGCCGTGCCTGGTCACTGACTCATGGGATCTCCCCTATAGCCGCACGCTATTCACCGCGCCGGGGACCATCATTCCATGGGACTTGCTCCCTGCCGGGATGCACTTCCTGGCGCGTTGGGACGTAGCCGCGCCTCTCTGGCGCTACGGGGTGCTGGCTCAGGATGTGGGCACGATCACTGAGCGCGAGCGCACTGAGGCCGTCATCCGTGACTTGCGCGTGCTCTTATACGCCCATGAGTTGCTGTTCGTGCGCAACAGCCCCGACGGCGCGCGCTTCCTGGAGACCTGGCGCGCCGATTGTGCCAGCACGAACGGCGACGCGCCAGAGGAACGCCTGGCCTTCCTGCGGGCGCTCTACCTGGTCAAGCCGCTGTTCTGCGCCTTGCCAAGGTCTTGGCTGGCCGACGTACAGAAGCGCGCCGACCAGGATGCGCGCACGGCCAAGTCGCGGGCCAGGATCCACCAGCAGACAATGGTGAGGGTACAGATCGGCCCTAACATGTTCGTGAGTTGCCCAGAGGGGCAGGAAGAGAAGACCAGGGAGCGCTTCGCGCGGATGCGTGAGCGGAGCGTGAGATGAAAAGGAGCATAGAAGATGGCTGAATTCTCGAACTATATGGAAAACCTCATCATCAACCACATGTTGAGGGCGCAAGCCTATACGCCGGTGACAGTCTATGTGGCCCTATTCACAGCGGAGACGGGGCTTGAGGCCAACAACCCAACTGCCGAGGTAACCGGCAACGCTTATGCCCGGCAGGTCGTGGGATTATCAAATGCCGTGGGGGACGGAGTGAGTTCCAACGCAGGCGACATCACTTTCCCGGTGGCGACGCCGGGGGCATGGGGGAATGTAACCCATGTGGCTCTGGTGGATCACATCTCTAACGTGACCTGGGGGTCGAACGTCAACGTGTTGATGTGGAGTCTGCTGGATAACAGCAAGCAGATTGACGCCAATGACCAGTTCAAGATTCTGGCAACTCAGTTGGGCGTAACCGTTGCGTAGGGGGTAGGGCATGGCAGATACCAAGATCAGTGCTCTTACCGCCGCCTCGGTTGCTGCTGCGGCGAATGAGTTTGCCATCAACGAGGCAGGAACGTCGAGGAAACTGACCCTCCAACAGATGGCCGATTTCCTGGTCAAGCGCGCGGCGGCTGCGACTGTGGGCGCGGGGGAGTATACAACCCGGCTTGTCCTGGCGGCCAACTCAGGGGACATCACGGGGACAGGGCTGGTGACGGTTATGACCATCACCGCCACTGGTACGGGAAGATTCTACTTCCGTTGTCAACTCGTTTTTCAGACCACCGCCACCACCACGGGTATCGGTGTAGCCGTCAACCATACAGGGACGCTCACGCAGTTCGCTGTGGTCAACAAGTGGGTTGATACCCTTGCCACGGCTACTACGGGTGGGGTGATGAACGCGGGGGCCGTTGCTGCCGGTAACGTTTATGGTAGTCATAGCTCGATTACCTTGAATACCTTGATCGGCGCGGTGAATGTTACCGTGCAAGCAATAAACTCTGACCACCTCATGATTATTGAGGGCTTCTTTGTTTGCTCAGTAACAGGCAGCCTAGAGATCAAGATGCAGGCAGAGTTGACCGCCTTGGTTTGTCGTGCGATGCAGGGGTCCTACCTCGAGCTTGTAAAGTTGAGTTAGCGTGGCAGATAGGTATTTACTCGAAAGCAGCGCGGTTGACGGCTATCTTCTGGAGGACGGCCTCAGCCTCCTTCTTCTAGAGGGTGTCGTCATCGAGTACGGGACGGCCACGCTTTCTGGGGTTGGGCTTTTGGCCGGCGCAGGCCGAAGGATACTCAAGTCAACGGGTACTCTGTCTGGGGTGGGAACCATCGCGGCAGCGGCTCGCAGGTTGCGGGGGACTTCTGGCGCTTTGTCAGGCACGGGATTGATAGCGGCCATCGGGGCTAAGGTGGTTGCAGGCCGGGCAGTGTTATCGGGTATAGGGACAATCGTCGCTGCCGGGCGCAAGATAGCCGCCGGTACGGCGGGTCTGGTAGGCGCGGGCCTGGTAACCGCTTCCGGCCTCCGGTTGCGTATGGCCACGGCGGCGCTTTCTGCACTGGGCAGCATCGCCGCTACGGGACTGAGGATGCGCAATGCGCTCATTGACCTGGTTGGAACTGGGGTACTGACTACCACCGGCGGGCTCATTGCAGCGGCAAGGGGCGCTTTATCGGGTACAGGCTCGGTCACGGCCCTGGGCCAACGTGTACGGGTAGCGACGGGCAGCCTTACGGGGGTTGGCTCAGTCAGCGCCGTCGGGCGCCTTCTGGCATCGGGCAGGGCAGCCATAAGCGGGCTTGGTGGTTTGGCCTCGACCGGGATCAGGTTGCGGTTCGGCAATGCTGCGCTAGCCGGGGCGGGCACTCTCCAGACGATAGGCGGGCGGCTGGCGGTTGGCATAGTCCGTCTGGTAGGGCAAGGTGAGTTAGTAGTCAAAGGCACTCGCGCCTTACTGGGGACGGCCATTGTAGAAGGCATTGGCCTGTTGACCGCCCTTGGTGAAGTCATTGAGGGGGGGGCGTTCACCTACGGGAGCGCCTTGCTGTCCGGGGCCGCTTCGTTATCGGTGTCCGCAGCCAGGATTTGCCACGGCATAGCTTCCCTTCAGGGATTCGGCGCAGTTTCGGCCATAGGGAGATTGTTGAGATTCGGGCAGGCAGCTTTTTCAGGATATGGGCAACTGACTGCGCGTTTGCTTCAGTGGGGAGAGCCCGCCGTGGATATTGCTGATACCGTGGCCGGCTCGATTGAACTGGGAATCGTCTCCAGGTTCAATCTGGACACCATGGACCAGGGCTTGGGATCGGCGCTCCTTACTGATGTTGAGAAGGCGTGAGATGGCTAACGTCTACTGGCGCAACACAAGTGTCACACTGACCGCAACGTTCCGGCTGGGTCGCTCACTCGCGGATCCGGGCCAGGTGAGGATCACCATAACCCCACCGACCGGTGCGCCGGTGACTAAAGCCTATCCTGCCGACCCGGCGATCGTGAGGGGAAGCGAGGGGAACTATCGATATGAGCTTACCCCAGGTGTGGTAGGCAGGTGGAAATATGCTTGGCAAGGGACAAGTCCCGTCCCGGTGGGCCACGAGAGTGTTTTCTACGTGGAGGGCTGAACATGGCTTTTTGTGTGGTCGAAGACCTGGAACTGTTCTTACAGATATCGATACCGCTCGCCTCGCGCCCGGCGGCCAGCAGGGCCATCACCGAGGCCACGGCGGCTATCCAGAACTATTGCCAGCAGGTACTTGCGGCTGTGGCAAACGAGACCATCACCCTGGACTGCCACGGGGGCGCGCGGCTATTTCTGCCAGAGCTGCCGGTGACCACGCTCACCTCGGTGACCGAGAACGGCGCACTGCTGGTCAAGGACACCGACTACAAGCTGGCCCAGAACGGCATCCTGCATCGGCTGTGGCAGCCATGGGGCTATGGCACGGACGGGATTCAGATGGTCAAGGTCGTGTACTCTCACGGTTACGCGGCTATCCCAGAGGACATCGTATCCATCGCCACGCGGGCGGCGTCAAGGGCCTATCAGGCCGGGCTGCGGGCCGCCGAGACGGGGGCGGTGACGGGGGTAACCGCAACCACCCTGGGCGACTATAGCGTGACCTATGGCGGAGGGGCTGCTGCCGAGGGGGTCATGGGGGCCAGCGCAGCGCCGCTGCTGCTGCAAAGTGAGAAAGAGTTGCTCGACAAGTACCGAGTATGAACAACACGCACTTCAAGAGCCTGCTCAATCGAGACTATCTCATCTCGCGCCCGGTGCGGATTGCCAACGGCCAGGGCGGGTGGGCCATCGCCTTTATGCCGCTGATGACCGTTCCGGGGCGGCTGCGCCCGGCGTCCAGTGCAGAGCGCGAGGTGGCCATGCAGGAGCAGCGGGCGATTACGCATGTATTCTACGTGATCGAGGGCTGGGGGATCCAGCGCGATGATACGGTAGAGGGCGATGAGGTGACGGTGAGAGTGCAGGGCGTGCGTGAGCCGAGCCGGGCGGATCACCATGTAGAGATAGACTGTCTTGAAATCCAGAAGCCGACGAAGGAGATCGGGTCGTGACCAAGCTCATCGCCGAATGGAACGCCGCCAAGTTCAAGCACAAGATGCTGGTCAAGTCGGCTGAAGGCATGGGCCGCGTCTGCCAGTTCGTTGCCGAAAAGGCCAGGGCTAACGCGCCAGTCAGAACGGGGGCGATGCGCGAAGCGATCACCTACACACTGGAGGTACAAGAGAATGCAGTAGAGGGCATCGTGGGCGTGGGAAAGAAAGCGTTTTACGCGCGTTTTATCGAGTTGGGCACCTCCAAGCTTGCAGCCCGCCCGTTTTTGCGCCCGGCTGTGTTTGAGAATGAGGCGGAGATTATGCGGCTATTGGTGGGCAAGTGAACGCACTGACACAGGGGATTTACGACTACTTGAGTACCGACCTGCCGCTGGTGGCAATGCTCGCATCCTATGAGGGCGCGCCGGCGATCTTCACCATTGACCCAGTGCCGGGGGACGCGGTGCTGCCCTACCTGGTAAGCGCCGGTGACGTGGCTGACACGTCCTTCGACACCAAGCTGGACAGGGGCCGGCGCATCTGGCGCGATGTGCGCTGCTATGCAACGGCGGACGGCGACTCAATGCCGGTGGAGCAGATCGCCGAGCGGGTGAGGGGGCT